GACCCATAACCCTGGGGGTCTTGCTTGGATGCTGGCACATGGAGAATGCCGCATTAAAGCATCTCGCCTGATGCAAACACGAGCAAGGATCCCCCCATGACCTGAACATTGCTGTCGTAGCATTTTTGAATCAGGGCAATTCCGTTGTCGTTCAACACTTGAATCACAGCCTCAACGCAAGCTGTTAGGTCGGCGTAGCGGCTTTTAAAGGGCGGATTGGTGGATGACTTGAGAGCAGGGCCAAAAGCCTTTTGTGCTTTGACCAGTGCGGTTGCGATGTTTTTCATTCTGAGTCCTTTGCGATGAGTTGAGTTTCGAGGTCTTTGATGTATTCCTGGGCGGTTTCTAAAAGATTGATATGAGTTCGCAAATGCGATTCCAAAAGCCCAACGTGATAGGCCAAGCGGTTCTGTGCGGGTTCGCCAGCGTATTGTTTGTCGGCAACAAATTTGATGTTGTCAATGATTTCGTTAGCGTTCATTTCATGGCCTCCAAATAAAAATATCAAGGCAAAGCACGATCAAGGCAACCAAGGCCAAAACCCTGATAACTTTGTCGCCAGTGGAATGTTTGGCAACGTGGATTTCAATGGCTGCGCCATACTCAACTGTGTGAGGGAAAGCCTCATTCATCGTTCTGGGGTGTTTCATCTTGTTCATCCTCTGGTTGGTTGTCGGGGTTGTAGTCTGTGTTGCGGGTGAGGATTTGCCCCCACCGCCATTCTTTGTAGTCGTCTGAGTACATAAAATTTAAAAGAAGGGCCGAAGCCCAACCTAAATTAAGCAAGCAAAATTTCTTCAGCTTCAGATTTCAGCCGATTGCCATTGCCAAACCAAGCATTGTTCATGCGAGTATCTACGTTGTGCCCACGCTCATGGTCAACGTATTGGGTAACGGCGTTTAGTAAGCCCCATTTAGTACCATACACGCCATTATTATTTGCCCCTATACCTGCACCATCAAATAGTTCCAAGACGCGTTTAAAGCCGCGAGATTCCTTAAAGGTGCTGGTTTGTGGATTAAAAGATGCAGGGAACAGCGTGTTGGTAAATTCACGAGCAAATTCGGTGCTGACACCTATACGAGCTAATTTGCGGTACTTGTCCATCATGCCCTCAAAGCCACCAACAATTAGTCCTAAACGGTCACGCATGAGACTAGCGTCAAAATGTGCTCCGTGGGTAAGGTTAACGCGGCTTGGTGCAGTTTCTGCATCGGCTGCAGACAAAGTGTTATTGCACACTACGCGAATGCTGGTGAACTGCCCTATGGTGGCTGCTGTACCATCAAAGCTGGTGGACAAAAGCAAGTAACCACGCACAGCATCATCATGGAGTACTACAGCTTCTTTGTTCACATTAGCCAAAGCCCAAATGCGTTTACCGCCTTTAATAGCCCCGGCAACTTCTAAAGTAAATCCAGCAGATTGCACCAGCGTGTTGAAGAAATCCAGCACGTCAGCGGGTTGGTGCACCTTATAACGGTCAGTCACAACGCCTAAAGGTGCATTTGTGTCATTGCGATAGATTACTTTTTGGTTGGGGATTTCGCTGTAATTTTGCCCATCAAACGAGAACATAATGGGTTGCAACTTTGCTTCCCAATCTAACCCAGCCTCTTTGCGCCAGACATCAATGGGTGCATCAGGGGTTAACTGTTGACCAAGGCCATGCCAAGGTGTTGTATTGACAAAAGCAATTTCTGCTTTGCCAGTGACTGTGTTGTTTTCAATCATATGTGCCATGTGAGACTCCTTAAATACCCTATGCGGAATTGCTGGGGCATGGTTGCATTGTAAAGGGTTCTTAACAAGCCGTGTAAATTACTTTTAATAGTTGACTAAATTGGTATGGTATTAATGTTCACGGCTCTTAACATAGAATAGGAAGATGACAAAAGAACAGGCTACCAAATTGGCGGGGTCACAGAGTGAGCTTGCAAGGATTCTTGGCATCAGCCGTGCGGCTGTGAGCCAATGGCGACAGATGCCTGAGGGCAGGGTTTGGCAACTCAGGGTCTTGAAGCCTGAATGGTTTTTGGGTTAAAATGGATAAAAGACGCTTGGCGGCGTTTCGTAGTGGGGTTAGCCCTGAAGTCTGCTGGTACTACGCCAGTCCGCCAACATCCACCAGGATGAGACCTCAGGGCTAGCCCTTTTTTTTTGGGCTTTTATGCACTATTACCAATTCAACATTGGCGATTACAAGTCGCACACAAACCATTTGGATTTACTTGAGGACTTGGCATACCGCCGACTTCTTGACCTGTATTACCTACATGAACGCCCGTTGAACATCGGTGTAGCGTCCGTTGCACGACAGATAGGTATGCGTGAGCATGAAGACAAAGTTAAATTAATTCTTGAAGAGTTTTTCCACATTTCGCCAAATGGTTGGGTCAACCCACGGGCTGACCGAGAAATTCAGCATTACCACGGCAAAATTCAACAAGCGTCAAGGGCTGGTAAAGCATCCGCTGAACGCAGGTCTAACGGACGTTCAACGGACGTTCAACCAAACAATAAACAAGAACCAATAAACATAAAACATAAAACAAATATAAATACAACGCCTGAAGGCGTTTCACAATCTGTCTGGCAAGACTTTGTTTCACATCGAAAAGCCAACAAAGCATCAATCACCCAAACTGCAATATCTCGAATTGCTAACGAAGCTGAAAAAGCAGGGTGGACGCTTGAGCAAGCATTGACCGAATGTGTGGCTAGGGGATGGAGAGGTTTTAAGGCAGACTGGGTTACTGAAAAACAAATGCAAAATGGCTTGACAAAAACAGGACAGCGCAACGCAACTGTGCTTCAAGGTTTAACTCGCGGATTACTTGGAGGGCAAAGCAATGTCAAATTACTCGCAAAATGATTGCACCCAAGACGAAGGATTGGATTACATCTTTGGTCGCATGAGTGCAATTTACGGGGCGGCATTTTTAAGGCACTGGGAGGGCATTGACCTAAATTTGGTGCGGGAGGAATGGCAAAGACAACTTGGAAATTTTTTGACGTATCGCCCAAGCATGGACTACGCCATTGACAGGCTGGGTGGTGACTTTGTACCAAGCGCAATTAAGTTTCGGGAATTCTGTAATGCAGGGCCAGTCGTGCCGCGGTATGAGTTGCAGATTACCCATGACCCAAAGCCTGTTGACCCTGAAGTGGTTGCAGAAGCTAAACGCAAACTTGCTGAATTGAGGTCAAGATGGACGAACTAGAAAAGTTAATGTGTTCTGTGCCTGGGTGCAATAAACGCTGGTCAGTCAAAATTGATGCCCCAAAGTGCTCAGAGCATCAATGGTCAGACAAAAAGCCTGCCACCAAACGAGATATTGCAGTTGCATTGACTCACCCACCAGTCCAGCACTGGCAAGATGACGAGGTGTTTTGATGTATGACTACAAATATTTATTGGACAAAAGACGGGAAGGCCAAGAATTTAGCCTTGTTGACATCAACAGAGCGTTGCGAGATGCTGGCGACCTTGCGCCAGACAGAAGCACTGGAATGGATACGCAGGTATCGCTTGAAGGTCAAAGAAGTTGGTCGACAAAAAGCACGGATTTGGTGGGAGGATGTGAAGGCAGACATTCTGAAAAAACGTGGTCAGGCTGGTCTAGATACCTTGACTTCAGGAATGAATCATGATGTCAATCGTCTTTGATGTGCCCCTTGAACCAAAAGGAAAAGGCAGACCAAGGTTTTCCAGACACGGAAAGTTCACCAAGGTTTACACCGATCAACAAACACTTGACTACGAAACCGCAATCCAGTTCTATGCTGGCAAAGCCATGGGGTTACAGAAACCACTAGAAACGCCTGTGAGCGTTTATCTGTACATCAGGGTATCAATTCCCCAGTCGTACTCAAAAAGCCGTAAAACAGCGTGTTTAGATGGTATTGAACGACCAGCAAAGAAACCTGACATTGACAACGTAGCAAAAGCATTTTTGGATGCTATGAATGGCACGGTTTACCTTGACGATACGCAAGTTGTTGAACTAAACATCAAAAAAGTCTATTCGGCTGTGGCTGGAGTGGATGTAGCAATCATGGAGACAAAATGAGACCAGAACAAGCAGCACAAATGATCAGAGACAAAGCCCCCGCGTTTGGGGAAGCCAAAGCGCAAAGGGTATACCTTGAAGAATTCAGGAAGTCTAAAAAAGCCCTATTAATGAAAGATGCCTTAACATTGGGCATTGAAGCGGCAAACGCACAGGAACGGGAAGCATATGCACATCCAAGTTATCAACAGCTTATTCGTGGACTGGCGGAAGCAATTGAAAAAGAAGAAACCTTGCGATGGGAACTTGAGGCGGCACGACTGGACATCGAGATTTGGCGATCACGGGAAGCAACTAACAGGAATCAGGACAGGGCGCACCAATGAAATGTCCGGTTTGCGGTACATGGACAATCGTCAAAGAGAGCAGAGAATCAACAGGAAACACACGCAGACGGAGACTTGAATGCGCCAATATGCACAGATTTTCTACACTGGAGACTATCGTTGATCGAAAAACATCAATACGTCAGAAGCAAAAAACTCCTGAAAATGGTGGCAAGTCTTGATTGCCAAGCGTGTGGAAGTGGCGATATGGTCCAGGCGGCACACACAAACTGGGGAGGTGGTAAGGGACGAGGCATAAAAGCTGACGATAACCTTACGGCGGCTTTGTGTTTGAAGTGCCACTATGAAATTGACCAAGGCAAAACATTAAGCAAAGAACAGCGACAAAAATTGTGGACTGACGCACACAAAGCCACAGTTAAAGCATTGGAAAATAATTGGCCTGTAAATGTACCTAAACCGATGGAGATAGCATGAACCCAGCAGATAAAGTGGAAAAGTGGAAAATAAGCAAACTGATACCGTATGCAAGAAATGCACGCATCCACAGCGATGAGCAAGTTGGGCAGATTGCGGCAAGCATCAAAGAGTGGGGCTGGACTACGCCTGTGCTGGTAGATGAGCAGGGTGGCATCATTGCAGGTCATGGGCGCACGCTGGCGGCACAAAAGCTGGGAATAACAGAAGTTCCTGTGATGGTGGCAAAAGGCTGGTCAGATGCCAAGAAACGCGCCTACGTGCTGGCCGACAACAAGCTGGCCATAAATGCAGGCTGGGACAATGAAATGCTGGCGCTTGAGCTGGGCGAGATTGGTGATCTGGGCTTTGACCTTAATTTGATTGGTTTCAGTGCTGGAGAAATTGCCGGATTAACTTTTGAAGAAAAAGATTTATATCCTGATTCCAGCACGCAAGAAATTGATCCAGATGATTACAACATGGGACATCAATGCCCAAAATGTGGATTCGAGTTTGATGATGATAAATAAACCAGATTGCGCTTGGAATTTGAAAGACCTTGAAGTTGTTCCAAAAAACGGCATCAAAGTCATGAGCACTTTTGCTTGTGGTGGTGGTTCCAGTATGGGATATAAACGCGCTGGATGTGAAGTGATTGCAGCCAATGACATTGACCCAGAAATGGCTTGGCACTACAAGCTGAACATTAACCCGAAACATTATTTCCTTTGTCCTATTGGCGAATTGCTAGAAAAAGAATTACCAGAAGAACTTTACAGCTTAGACATTCTTGATGGCTCACCACCGTGCAGCACCTTTAGCATGGCTGGAAGCCGAGAGAAAGCATGGGGTAAAGATAAGCACTTTAGGGAAGGTCAGGCAAAGCAAGTGCTGTCTGATCTATTCTTTGACTACCTTGACTTAGTAGGAAAGCTAAAACCTAAGGTTGCCATTGCTGAAAATGTTAAGGGAATGCTGATTGGTAATGCCAAGGGCTACACTAAAATGGTCATGACACGCTTTAAAGAGCTGGGTTATCGCCCCCAACTATTTTTGTTGAATGGCGCAGATTGTGGCGTTCCTCAAAGGCGCGAACGAGTTTTCTTTGTAGCAATCCGTGATGACATTGAAGTCAAACCATTAAATCTGGCGCCAAAACACCGATGGATAAGTGCTGGTGAAGCAACACAAGATTTACAAATATTGACTGCAGATGAAATAAAAGAAACCAAACCAGCAGAAACAGATATTAAATTTTGGCCTGGCACTAAACCCGGCAATAGTTATGCTGATGAATGGTTAAGATTAAAAGGTAAGCCATCTGGTTTTAATACAATAAGATTAAACAAACAAAGGCCGGCTTCAACAATGACGGCAACAGATTGCAGCAGACATTGGGATCAATGCCGAAAATTAACATTTCGCGAGTGGAAGCGTTTAGGTTCTTTCCCAGACGATTATCAAGCTAAATCAGACAAGATTGGCAAGTACATGATTGGCATGAGTGTTCCACCTAAAATGACTGAACAAGTTGCCCGTGCGGTGATTGACCAGTGGCTTTTGCCTAAGGAGGAATAATGCCTAAGATTGAAAAACCTATTCTAAAAAAGCAGGATGCTAGAAAATCAAACGGTGGCGCAAGGTCAGGCGCAGGCAGACCAGCCTTTGAACCGACTGCTGCTGAGCGCAAACAAGTAGAAGCCTTGTCTGGTTACGGCTTGCCCATTGACCAGATAGGTGCATTGGTGCGAGATGGAATTAGCGTTGATACCCTGCGAGCACATTTCACTTTAGAGTTGCAATCAGGCAAAGCTAAGGCTAATGCACAGGTGGGCAAAACCTTATTTAGTAAAGTAATGGCTGGTGACACGACTGCGGCAATCTGGTGGTCAAAGACACAGATGCGCTGGGCAGAAACCCAAAAGCACGAAGTAACTGGCGCAGATGGGGTTCCGCTAGAATTTACCAAGATTGAACGTGTAGTAATCAAAAATGGGTAAAACCCTGCAAATACAAACGCCAGAGTGGGCATTGCCACTTCTAGAATCATGCCGATATAAGGGTGCATGGGGTGGGCGAGGTTCAGGGAAATCTCACATGATGGCAGAGTTGATGATTGAGGGACACATACTTGACCAACGGCGCAGAAGCGTTTGTGTGCGTGAAATACAGAAATCAATCAAGCAATCGGTAAAAAGATTGCTAGAAACCAAGATTGAGACTATGAACGCTGGCGCATACTTTGAAGTACAGGATTCGGTCATCAAGTCCAAAAAGGGCGATGGTGCGATTATTTTCCAAGGTATGCAGAACCACACCGCCGACAGCATTAAGTCGCTGGAAGGCTACGATTGTGCCTGGGTTGAAGAAGCCCAGTCATTAAGTCAAACCAGCCTTGACCTATTGAGACCAACAATACGCAAACCCAACAGCGAGTTATGGTTCACGTGGAACCCTCGCCAGCAATCCGACCCTGTCGATTTTCTACTGCGTGGGCCAGAGCCGCCAGCCAGTGCCACAGTCATCAAGGTTAACTTTAGTGAAAACCCGTGGTTTCCTGATGTACTTAAAGAGGAGATGGAGTACGACAAGCGGCGTGACCCTGACAAATACCAGCACGTTTGGATGGGCCAATACCTGCGAAACAGTAACAGCAGGGTATTTAGGAACTGGAAGATTGACGAATTTGATGCACCAGAGGATGCCATCCATCGACTTGGTGCGGACTGGGGATTCTCTGTAGACCCGACTGTGTTGGTCAGATGCCACATTATTGGGCGCACCTTGTACATTGATTATGAAGCGTACATGGTGGGATGCGAGATCGTTAATACACCAGAACTTTTTATGCAAGTGCCAGAGGCGGAAAAATGGCCAATCGTGGCAGATTCAGCCAGACCCGAGACCATCAGTCACATGAAGCGCAATGGGTTTCCAAAGATCATGACAGCGGTCAAAGGGCCAAAGTCGGTGGAAGAAGGCATAGAATTCTTAAAGAACTACGATATTGTCGTACACCCAAGGTGCATCCATACCATTGACGAATTAAGCCTGTACAGCTACAAATCAGACCCATTGACTGGGCGAATCCTGCCCCAGCTTGAGGACAAAAAGAACCATGTGATTGATGCGCTGAGATATGCCTGTGAGGGCATCAGGCGGTCAGCGGTCACAAAATCCGCTATATTCACGCCATTGCCTAACGTCAAACGGTGGTAATCAAAGGACACAAATGGCACGAATACCCAATGACCAACGCCTAGCGAATCTGCACTCTGAAGCACTGCGGCAGTTCAACGATATACAAACTGCACTGCGGGATGAGCGTCTGCAATGCTTGCAAGATCGGCGTTTTTACTCTTTAGCAGGTAGTCAGTGGGAAGGCCCACTCTGGGACCAATACGAAAACAAACCTAAGTTTGAAGTCAACAAGATCATGTTGGCTGTGATTCGTATCGTCAACGAATATCGCAATAACCGCATCACAGTTGACTATGTGAGCAAAGATGGCACAGAAAACGATCGTCTGGCAGAAGTCTGTGATGGCCTGTATCGGGCTGACGAACAGGCATCTGTGGCTGATGAAGCATACGACAACGCATTTGAAGAAGCTGTAGGCGGTGGCATTGGCGCATGGCGATTGCGGACAGTCTACGAAGACGAAGAAGACCCAGAGAATGAACGCCAGCGCATCAGATTCGAGCCAATCTTTGATGCCGACTCCAGCGTGTTCTTTGACCTGAACGCCAAACGCCAGGACAAGTCAGACGCGAAGTTTTGCTTTGTGGTCACCAGCATGACCCGTGATAGCTACAAAGAAATCTACAACGATGACCCAACTGATTGGCCCAAGATCATCCACCAATACGAATTTGACTGGTCAACCCCTGATGTGGTTTTCGTTGCCGAGTACTACAAGGTTGAGGAAAAGTCAGAGTTAATCCGCATATTCCAAGCGATTGATGGGACTGAGGAACGCTACACCCAGACAGATTTTGCGAATGATGAGACACTAGAAGAAACCCTAATGGCTGTCGGCACTCGTGAGGTACGTCAAAAGCGTATCAAGCGAATGCGTGTTCGCAAATACATCATGTCAGGCGGCAAGGTGCTGGAAGACGCTGGGTATATTGCTGGCAAGAACATCCCGATTGTGGTGGTCTACGGCAAACGCTGGTTCGTGGACAACATTGAGCGTTGCATGGGTGCTGTCAGGCTAGCCAAAGA